GCCAGACTGTTATTGACGCCGTAACGAAACTTAAAGGCTATGGCGATAAATAAAATAATACTTCTTTCTAAAAAAGTTTGGCTCTGGGCTAAGAAGTTTTGGTGGGCGATAGTGCTTGTTGCTTTTCTAGTCATTGCTGGGCTTATTAGTATTGTGATGAGGAATGGGGCGATCTTCAAAAGAGCAATGGATCTCCTTGAAGCCAAGAGAGATCAGCACGATCAAGAAATGGAAACGCTTTCTCATATTCATAATACAGAAGTTGCCGAGAAGAATATTCGTTTAGAAGATCATCTAAAAGAAAAAGAGAACTTGAAAGAAGTCTTTGAGGAAGGTTCCGATCGGCTAGATAAAACAAAAGAAGCTGAACTTAAAAAACTAATTGATGAAGGTTATAATGATCCAGAGACATTGGCTAAACAAATAGCTGATACTTTTGGATTAAAAGATGGCTAAAAAAATACTGTTCCTTTGTTTATTCCTCTCGTTGGTATTTCCAAGCGCATCGACTGCCGAAGAAAATACAGTTATAACTGTTAAGAAGGGCGATACAATTCCATTTGATGGGATTCTATTATCTTTGGATGCAGCAGCAAAAGTGCTTAACGATAAAAGATTCGCGGATTCTGAATGGGATCTGCGTTTGGAATATGAACTAAACCTTCAGAAAGAAAACTATAAACTTCAACTTGATTTTAAAGAGATAGAGATTACATCTTGGAAAGACAAGTATGAATCAATGATGATTCTTAAGACAGCAGAGAATGATCGCTTAACAGATTTGATTATAAAGCAGAAGCCAAGCCAAGGACCTTTTTTTGTTGCCCTAGGGTTTGGTATCGGAACTCTCACCTCATTGGGTATCTTTGCTTTATCTACGGAGATTGTAAGACAATGAGTGATAAACAAGATTATATAGCAAAACTAGAAAAAGCCATAGCACAGAAGTATGGCGATGAAGCCACTCATAATCCAAGACGATTTTGGGATGAGGATAAAGAAAAAGACTATATTGAGCAATCGCAAGCAGAACAACAAAAGTTCGCGAAGAACGCTGAATCACAAGACAAAGTAGAACAAGACGGATTTTTGATAAACAAAAAACTACTTAATAGAGATCATAACAGGTCCTGTCCTGTTTGTCGCAAATATTCTTTTCACACAAGAGACGATTTGTATATGAATAAATTTAAAGCTTGCTTTAGGTGTTATGTTCAATACATTGAAGGTGGAAGAGAAGAAAGGTGGATAAACGGATGGAGACCCCAAGAGGAACAATAAGATGGCAACAGTATACGAAATCATTCAGGGAATCAATCAAGCCGCCGCAAATGCTTACGATGGTTCTCACCTTGAGGAACTTCAAGCCGACGGTCGCGCTCGAACTGTTGGCTTGTCCAGAGAAGACGGCCACTATATCAATGACCGACGGGTAATGGACGGATTTAAAGTATCCTTCCACGGTCCCCTCCTCCGCGTAAAGTATCAGGCCGAAGTTAGAATCAAAGAAGTTCAAGATAATGGTTTTGAAAACGATATTACTTCAAAACTCAAGGACATCGTTAAGTTTCTTAAGAAAGAGTACAAAGCCATTACCGGTAACACCATTGCTCTTACCCTAGAAGGTGAGCATCAAATTCTAGTTCAAAGAATCTCAAACTATCGCACAGATGTACAGGCACAATGCGACTATAAGATTGGGGGCCTATCTGATGTGGGCGAGGTTAATGGAGGTTCTGATAAAGAGCGCACAGACAAAGCAATCAGAGATTTTCTTGCTCTAGGGAGAGACACAGCCAAAAAGCCTTCAAATGTGAAGATCTAATATGGCTGCGCTTACAAAGCAGGAAATCTTAAAAGAGGTTGTTAAAGCCGGCAAAGACCCGGTTTACTTTACAACAAACTATTGTAGGATTTCCCACCCGCAGAAAGGTTTGATCCCTTTCAAAGCATTTGATTATCAGCAGGAGTTATTAAAAGACTTCCGCGATTATCGTTTCAATATTATTCTAAAAGCCCGTCAGTTGGGCATTTCTACTATTAGTGCTGCGTATGTAGCGTGGCTAATGCTGTTTCACAAAGACAAGAATATTCTTGTTGTCGCGACAAAACTACAAACAGCAACCAACCTTGTTAGAAAAGTAAAAGCGATTATTAAGAATCTGCCGAAGTGGATGCAGATCTCCGACATTATCGTAGACAACAGAACATCATTTGAGCTTCAGAACGGCTCCCAGATTAAGGGTTCTTCAACATCTGGTGATGCTGGCCGTTCAGAAGCTCTCTCGCTTCTAATCATTGATGAGGCCGCTCACGTTGAGAAACTAGAAGAGTTGTGGACTGCATTATATCCCACGCTATCTACTGGTGGACGTTGTATCGCTCTCTCAACTCCAAATGGTGTAGGTAACTGGTTCCATCAAAACTGCGCCGAGGCAGAGTCAGGCATTAACGATTTTCATATGACAACCCTCATGTGGGATGTTCACCCGGATCGTGATCAGAAATGGTTTGAAAAAGAAACCAGAAATATGTCCAAGCGCCAGATTGCGCAGGAGTTACAGTGTAACTTCAACGTTTCCGGTGAGACTGTTATTCACCCGGATGACTTACAATGGTATCTAGATAAGGTTACAGCCCCAGAGTATCGCACTGGTTTTGATAGAAACTATTGGATTTGGAAACAATATAGTCCAGAAAACCACTACTTGATTGTTGCTGATGTAGCTCGGGGAGATGGTAAAGATAATAGCGCTTTCCATATAATAGAACTCGCAACACTTGAACAAGTCGCAGAATATGTCGGTAAATCAACACCAGATGATTTTGCTGATATCCTTTATAATGTAGCAGCCGAGTACGGTAATCCCATGTTGGTGATTGAAAATAATAATATTGGCTATGCTGTCCTTAAAAAGTTGATTGATAAGGAGTATCCTAATCTCTATTACGCAACAAAGAGTGACCATAGATATGTGGACCCGTTAACAGCACGATGGCAGTCAAATGTGATACCAGGATTTACAACGTCTTCAAAAACACGACCTTTGATTGTTGCAAAAATGGAAGAGTTTATGAGAAATAAACTAATTACGATTAATTCAAATCGCTTGCTTACTGAAATGAAAACATTTATTTGGTATCACGGAAGACCCCAAGCAATGAGAAGTTATAATGATGATTTAGTAATGTCGTTTGCTATTGGATGTTGGGTAAGAGATACAGTGATTGTAGAAAGTCAAAAGAACGTAGAATACAGCAAGTCTTTCTTGACGGCTATTAGCACAGCAAAGACATCTATATCTACAACAATCCCTGGAATGCGGAATCACAAGGTAACAAAAGAAACAGAGCGCGCCGAAGAGGCAGCAGCGCTTAACTACCAATATATTGGATTATTAAAAGGCTAGGATAGAAGATGGCTAAAAACGGCAACAACACAAGAAACCCAGCAGCACCGCTGTTCAAACGATTGACTAGAATGCTATCTGGTCCGATCGTTAACTATCGTACACAAGTTGCGAGACAAGAAAAGAGAGCAGATCTAGATAAATATCGTTATCGTTTCCGCTCAATGTCCGGACAGGAGTTTAAAAGACATGATTCTAACATGTCTCAGAACTTTAATCTTTTCACATCTGCAGCGTTCCGAAATCAAAACAGAGCAGAACGATACATTGACTTTGAGCAGATGGAGTATATGCCAGAGATTGCTTCTGCTTTAGATATATACGCAGATGAGATGACTACATCAAATGAGTATGATCGTCTTCTAAACATTGATTGTCTTAATCACGAAATCAAGACCATTCTTGAATCGCTTTTTTATGACGTTCTAAACGTTGAGTTCAACTGTTTTGGTTGGGCTCGATCAATGTGTAAGTATGGCGACTTCTTTCTTTATATGGACATTGATGAGAAGTCAGGGATTACCTCTGTTATTGGTATGCCCAACAATGAAGTTGAGCGTCTAGAGGGCCAGGACCAAACAAACCCTAACTATGTTCAGTATCAGTGGAACGGCGCCGGTATGACCTTTGAGAACTGGCAGGTTGCTCACTTCCGCATTCTCGGAAACGATAGATATAATCCATATGGCACATCTGTTTTGGATCCGGCCCGACGCATTTGGCGACAACTAACACTTCTAGAAGATGCAATGATTGCCTATCGTGTTGTTCGTGCGCCGGAGCGCCGAATATTTCAAATTGATGTGGGTAATATTCCACCACAAGATGTGCCTCAATATATGGAGAAAGTAAAAACAGAGATGAAGCGTAACTCTCTTGTTAATGCTAACACAGGAAGAGTAGATCTACGTTATAATCCATTATCACTTGAGGAAGACTATTTTATTCCAATGCGCGGGGGCGTGGGCTCTGATATTAAATCGCTCCAGGGAGCATCAAGTCTTAATGATATTGAAGATGTTAAGTATCTTCGCGATAAGTTG